GTCTCTTCATCAAGTTTTTTACCAACAGCGTATCCAGCTTCAGCAGCAAGACCAGCAAGCCCCGCACGGCCAGCAGTGCGCATAATAGCTCTACCTGCAGCGTTTTGAACCTGCGACCGGTTTTGCGGTCTAGTTCTAGAAGTATCCATACCGCGTCTAATACGATCGTTATCAGCATCTTGCGAAGCCATTACGTCTTCACGCAGGTTAGGCGTTATGTCCCTTGCGTTTGTCTGCCCGGGAGAACGGTACGTATACCCTTCGCGTGCTGGTTTATTGAGACGCCCCATGATTACACCATCGTGCCGCGAGTTTTACCTTTGGTAGCACAGCCATCAGCAGCTTTGACATAACCACCTTTTTTCTTACCCACAGCTTTGTCGTAAGCAGCAGTAGCAGCGGCGGTGTCCTTAGCGGCTTGGGCTTCGTCCATAGCGGCCTTCTTAGACTCCGAATAGACCATGTCATTCAAAGACCCGGGCTCGCGCCTAGGCTTGTATTTTTTCATGCCTGCGGCAGTTGAACTTGCACCCATGATGCGCTCCTTAAATTAGCACTTACCGCCGTAAGCCATGGTCTTACCGCCCTTTTTCATGCCCAAAGGCTTGGAACCGGACATCTTGACCATAGTGCCTTTGGTCTTGCCTTTAGCGGCCAAACCGTCACGGCTAGGAGCCGCTGTGCGCACTGCGCCCATTTTTGCTGTAGTGATACCGTTACCGGCGCTACCGCCTTTTGCCATTTTCTTTGTAGCCATAATATTACCGCCTTCTTTCATAAGTGACATCTTGCCATGAAGTGTCTCAGGTTTGTTAACTTTTTGAAGATCAGCGCGAGACTTAGAAGCCCCTTTACCAAACTTCATCCCTTTGCTCGTGTCACTAAATTCTTTAGCAACCGATACTGGTACACCCGCAGCTTTTGCGAACTTCGGGTTGTGTGCAGCGGCATCCATAAACCGCTTTTGTTTTGCGCTAACCGAGGGCACTTCTTTGCTCCTTCATAAAGTCGTCTATCTTGCTTTCAAGGCGGTCAAGACGAGCCAATACGCGGTTGATGTCCGCATGCATGTCATTCTTGGTCACAAACTTCTCTGCGTTCTCTTCACGTGTCTTGCTCAAGAGAATACTCAGGCGCTTCACCTCATCGTGAGACATCTTTACCCAGAGCATCAGTAAGCCTGATGCAAAGGAGAGAATGACATTCCAGACCATCAGTTCCATGTTAGCAATTCCAAGCTCTCAAAGACTTATTGATGCGTGAGTTCGGGTCTTTGGCCGTCTTCTCGCTCGTCAACTTCTTCTTCATGCCAGTCATCCTTGCGCAAAAAGAGTCTCGGCGTGAGCCGCCTTCCGGCTGGGGAGGTTTCAAGTTCATGCCTTGCTTTTTCGCGGAGGCGCGACCCTTGGCATTCAAGCCACCCTTTGGGTTCTTGCCCTCTTTTCTCTGCCATGCTGGTGACTTAGCCATAAAACACCGTGCAGTGCACGTCGGCTGCAAGAAAAGTTCTAATTCCGTCTTTAACTAGAATACCTTCTCCGGGAATAACTAAATTAAACGCTGTTGCGTTAGAGGCATCCGCTTGGAGAAGCACCTGATCCCAAATGGTCACGTTACCACTTGTACCCCCGGAGTTGGCCACAGTAACCGTGAACGTATTTGTTCCGGTTACTGTAACTTGGTAGGGATTGTCAGCCAAATCCCAATCCAAATAAACCCACTGCCCCGTTGTCAAACCGTGATTTGCAGAGGTAATAGTAGCAGTCGTTGTGCTGCGTGCGTACGTGCCTGAAATAGAAACATCGTTCACAAACACGCTATAACCCGTAGCAGAGCTAAAGGGGAATATTACCGCCCCTTTCAAACGAGTCCGGTACGGAACCATCAAACCAGACACAGCCGCGTGTTGCGACTTTACGTCATATTGCATCGTCATATCAATCTCCTTTTAAAACGGGGCCGAAGCCCCTAAGATTAATTAAGACGCTTGTGTGAATGTAACGCCAGCAGCAACAGCGCAGAAGGCCTTGGCAAACCAAGAAGTGCCATCGCTAAACACAGTAACCATGTCACCTGCAACGGCTTGGCCGTCTACGAAAGTGATGGTGTCATCAGCAGTGCCGGTATCGCCAGCAGCGCCAGAAGCTGGGTAAGCCTGACCTTTGATGATGTTTGCGCTAGAAGCGGTAACGATTGTGTAGCTTGCGCCAGAAGGAGCTGCGCCAACGATGAATGTATACACCAAACCGGCAGCGGGTGCGGGCAAAGTGGTAGCAAACTCAGTAGCTGCGCTTAAAACGAGTGTTGTGCCAGATTGAGCAGCGGTCAATGTGCTTGCGGCTGCCAAAGTAGTGGTTGTAACGGTACCGGTAACACTGCCAACTAAGTTGCCAATAAAGCCATTAGTAGATGTTACTGGGCCGGAGAAGGTGGTCGATGCCATGATATGTCCTTACATACAAGTGGAGTGCATTAGTCTGTATGTCGTCAGCCGGGACTGTCTAATGCACCGGATAACCCCGGAATGATTGCAATATACATCAAAAGAAAAGGGGGCACAAGGCCCCCTCTTCACTTTTATCAGGTAGAACCTGAAGAACCCCACATACCGAGGGGATCAGACCAGCCGAAGCTATAACGCTCACGGGCCTTGTAACGAACGTTACCTGTGTCGAAGTCGCCGTCCATGCTGTTTTGCAGCGGTGTACGAACGAAGTGCTTCAGACCGTTAGGCACGTCAGTTGTCAAGAACCAAGCGTTTGTGTCTGTCAAGAAGTGGTTGACAGTGTAGCCTTCGGGGATAGCGCCCATCTGCTTAATCGCGTTGATGTCGTTATCAGCGGTAGCAACACGCAACTCAGTGTCCAACAGGCGTTTAGCCGTGAACATCAAAGCTGGAGGAACAACCAATTTCTTAGGCTTAGCAGCGATCAGCAAACCACGCTCATCTGTCCAAGCAGCGATTTGAATAACGGCGGCTTCCAAAGAAGTCTCGTTCAAGTCTACTTGTGTAGAAGGTGTGTTGCTGTTAGTGCCACCAGAAATCAAGGGGTGTGAGTAGTTAAACAAAGACACACCGTCGCCACCGGGGTAGCTAGATGAGAAGCCGTTGTTCAAGACTGCAGCAGCCTTAACTTGCTTGGTGTAAGCCATGGCACGAGCCAAAGACTTGGTGTAACGAGCAGACAAGCTGTCGTACAAGTTATCTTCAATCGCTTCTTCAGTGATTGAGAAACCCAAGGCAATGGTTTCGTGTGTATAGCGAGTTGACCATGCTTCTTGTGCTTGGTCATAAGCGATGGCAGAACCCTCGTTTTTGACCGGTGCGGCTGAGAAGCCAGAAAGCTTGGTCTCTTCTTCAAATGAACGCTCAGAGGTCTCTGTTTCGTAGATCTCTTTGTGCTCTTCGCCGTAGCGAGCATACTCCATACCGAACAAAGCGTTCAGACCGGGGAGCAACTCTTTCAGCAGTTGTGCGCGTGAAATAGCCATGTTTTAGCTCCTTGATTAAACGCCAGAAGCGATAGTGGTTGTATGAATCTCAAAGTTCCAACGAACGATGAGCTCGGGGAAAACGATGTTGCCGGAACCGTTGACATAAGATGTCTCGGGAACTACGTCAACAACGTTCATAGGCAATGTACCTGTAGTAGCAGAAGAGGCAACTGCAACGCGGCTATCGCCAGTTGTAGTCAAACCAGAGTTCTGCACCAATGCTACGTTAGTACCAATAACGGTATATTGCGTAGTAGAGGAAGGCAACAAGCCAGAAGTAACATCGTTAGCTGTAGCGCCAGTAGCGATCACAGCCTTGAACAGCGTATTGGGGTCATTACATACGTAAGCAGTAATGACTGTACCAGTAGGCGCTGCAGTGTTAGCAGGGAAGTACTGAGCAAAAATGGTCTGACCTTGCGCGTTAACGTAAGAGCAGCCCAAGAAAACGCCAATGATCTGTGACGTAGTCACAGTTGCACGGGCAGTTGTAATGGCAGACTTAATGATCGTGCCTGAATCAACAATCTCTACGGGGTCGCCGTAAAAAATGCTGGTGTCGTATGCCGAAGCAATGCGGTACTGGCGAGTTGCGCCTGCGAAGGGCGTACCACCGTACAGATTGATCGGCTTGAGCCCGTAAGGGGCGTTTACCGTTGGATAAGCCATAAAAGACTCCTAATTTATGAACCAGAACCGAAAGTGACCTTGGTTTTCTTTTCTGAGAAAAGGGGCATCCGAGGATCGCTTTCACGAAGGAAATTGTTGTCCACTGAATCCATCTGAGCTTTGTTTTGTTTGGAGTAGTACTCCATACGTTGTTTCAAGAACTCGTCAGGGATACGGCAGAGCAACAGACCGCCCACTTCAATGTTGCCTTTAAAGCGACCTTCCGTGGTAGCGTGCATCATGAGTTCGGGATATTCTTCTGCTTTGCAGGGTTCATATCCTTCACGTAACTTAGAAGAAATGTTACTTGGATCGGCAGTGCCCATAGTGCTTGTGCGCACCCAGCGATGTGCCCAGCCCGGACGTGGGTCAGGACTCGGCAGGACTTCGGGAGGACGCCACGCTTCAGGGCGTTGCATCACTTGACGAGTGTCCGCTTCACGAGCAGTACGATTTTGTGTCTTTCCAGACGATAAAACTTGATCCATTATTCACCTCTTTTTAGTTGAGCAACCTGTTTAGCGTATTCTTCCAAAGGAACCCCAAGACGGCGAGCGATCGCTGCTTCGGATTGCTTCAGCCTAATACGATTAGGCGGAGTGCTACGGGAGGCGGGTGCCACCACATTAGCGGGTTTAGTTGCACGGCGCGGAGGTTCGTCCTCGTAAGCCGGTTCTGATACCTTTTTCGAAGTTGTATCCTCTTCATCGCTCTGAGCATCTTCAAAATACTCAGGAAATCTTCGACGCATAGTAGCATCTACTCGTTTGTAGTAGTCATCAGACCCCACAAAGTTAGCACCGTGTTCCTTAGCCAGCTTTTGATGCAACCCGAGGGCGGAAGCTGTCATTTCAGGATCGGTACCAAACCATGTGTTTCTCTGCATCCAACGTTGATCGCGTTGTGATACAGGCGGCTGGTTTGTACTACGTTGTTGTATTTGTACATCTTTTTCTTCAGATTGTAAAGGCCTCATGTTCTGAACTTTGTCTAAATTCAGTGTTGCCCGTGAAACTTCTGCCTGTGCTTCCACAACAGCATCAGAATCTCCGGACTCATAAGCCTCTTTGTACTTCTTCTTAGCGTTCTCAAATTCCATTTCAGCGGAACTCTTTGACTGCTCGATGTACGCTCTTGACCCAAGCTCAACTTGTTCTTGTAGCCTGCGGTTTTGCTCCCACAATTGCTTGGCCAGCTTTTCAGCAGCCTCACGTTCACGCAGTGCTTCTTCTTTAGCACGGCGCTCATCATGGTAGCCACGTGTAAATTTCTTCAGACGCGACTGGACTTTCTCGTCGTAGGTGGCGAGTTCATCTTCAGTTGGGTCTTCAGGTGGTGTGTCGTCGGGCTTGCGGCCACGATCTTTTTTAGGCGTGTCGTCTTCGATTTCAATATCAAAACCGTCGTCTTCTGCCTCTGTATCTACGGGTTTACCCTTAGCTTCCTTTTCATCAGGAAATTCAAAGTCTTCTCCCTTAAACTCTGCTTGTGCCATGCGTTAGCTCCTTATGATGCACGTGTGATTCCACGGGGGTCC